ATGCCACAAGAACCAGGTATGACCGATGGTTCTACTGGCACTGAACTTGGATCTGCTGGAGAAATATAAATACCTTAAGTTAACATTTTATTTTTATGGACAAACTACTGGATATGCTTGCAACCGATGGATCTGCTGCTGATATTTCTGATCAGATTAAACAAGCTTTATTTTCAAAATCATCAGAAAAAATAAATGAATTAAGACCCCATTTCGCTGCCTCAATGTTTAATTTAGATTCACAAGAAGAGGAATGATATGAAATCTTCAAGCAATTTATTTCCGAATCAATTAATATTGCTGGTGATTTCAATGGAAATTTGTACGTCAATGGTTCTGAAAATCAATCAGAACCTGTTGGTGAATCGTTTGTTGCTGATGTAATTTGGGAAGGAAAATTATATCGTCTCGAAGTAGAAGGTAAGATGATGTCAAAAAATGAACTTGCAGAAAATCTCCAGGGAGATTATCCAGGAGCAATAGTTCATAACATCTATCCCCAAACAACAAGTTCTTTAAAAATTAAAAGTTCGCAAAGATATCAACCAGAAAAACTAACTTGGACTGATTAATAATGGCACAGTGGAATAAAAATACTCAAGATTATTTAAATCAAGAGAGAAGTCTCTTTGAAGTTAATGGTATTGCAACAAAAGATGGGCAGATAGTTAGCACCACAAATCCATTTCCAGTAACAGGAAATATTGGAATTCAGAGTGGTTCAATTATAACCATCAATCCAGATACAACATCTCAAGATGCTTTTGGAAGACAAAGAATTGCTGAACCATTCACCCTCGGAGATTATAAGCACATTTATGGATTAAATGTTGATTTTATAGATTCTATTTCTGGTGCTGGTTCTACTGTAACATTTTAACCCAATTAGGCTTGTGCAAGATTAGTTACTGGCATAGGAAGCACAGCATATTCAGTTCATCAAACAAGAGCATATCATCATTATCAACCAGGAAAATCTCAATTGATTTTCACTTCTTTTAATTTTTACGCACCCCAACAGAATGCAACTAAAAGAACGGGTTATTTTGATGATAGGGACGGTATATTTTTAGAGCAAGTTGGTTTAAGCACATCTAATGGCATTAATGCTGAAATAGGAACTTATAATTGGGTAATTAGAAGTTATACAAGTGGTATTGCAACTGAAACAAGAATTCCACAGTCACAATGGAACAAAGATAAATGTGATGGAACTGGAACATCTGGTTTTAATCTAGATTTTACAAAAACTCAACTTGCATTTATTGATTTTCAGTGGTTGGGTGTGGGTAGAGTTCGTTGTGGATTCGCACATAATGGACAATTAATTGTTGCTCACGAATTTTTACACTCAAATAACTTAGATAAAGTTTATATCTCAAATCCAAATCTTCCAATTCGTTGTGAAGTGAGAAATACTGGTGTTGGTATTGGTGCTTCTTTCGACCAAATTTGTGGAACTGTTGCTAGTGAAGGTGGATATGCTGAGTCTGGAATTGATTTTTCTCATAGTATGGTTACTACTAGAAGCACTCCAACTCCAGCAGGAACTGAGTTTCCACTGATTGCGTTTAGACTTAAAAATACTTTTAATGGATTACCAAATAGAGTAAGTGTAAGACTTAATAATATTTCAATATATACGGAGACTAATAGTATATCTTTTAGAATTGTAAAACTTCCTTCAAATGCATATATTGGATTAACTACTCTAGGACAAGGAACTATTTGGACTTCTCAGGGAGTTAATAGTGCAGTTGAATATTGCACAAATGCTACCGTTTATGTTGATGGTGATGAATTTGTTTCTGGATTTGTTCCATCAGGAGCATCACAAAACTCATTATCTCCAGTATCACTAAGTGGTGTTACTGGTGCAAAGAAAAATATTATTAGACAAAATATTGATTCAAGTGATTCTGAAATTTATGCAGTTATTGTGAGAACTATAACTAACACAGGAAATGCATCAGCAAGTGTTGCAGCATCTATTCAATGGAGAGAAATTTATTAATAATAAATAACTAATAATGTCTTTATTATACAAATGCAAAGAACTAAAATAATTACAACTGAGATTGCAATGCCAACTACTGCTGGCACGGCATCAAGTATTAGTGAAGCTACTTGCGTAAGACTATATAACGGTTCTGGTGGTGCTGCAACTGTAAGTATTTCTACTTCTGTTGGTGCTGCATCAACTATATCATTTACAATGCCAAATGAAACTGTTGAATTCTTACAAAAACTTCCAACTGATGTAATTTTTGCATCTGCAGATACTGTTAAAGCATCAAAAGTAGGATTTACCAACTAAGAAAAATGAAACTCATCACAGAAGAAATAGAAAAGGTTAAAGTTATTACCGAAGAAAAAAACGGTAAAAAGTCTCTTTATATTGAAGGATGTTTTCTTCAAGCAGATATCCAAAATAGAAATAAAAGAGTCTATCCTATGTCAATTTTGGAGAGAGAAGTTAATAGATACAATGAAAACTTCATTCAAAAAGGACGTGCTCTCGTGAACTTGGACACCCCGATGGTCCAACTTTAAACTTGGATAGAGTTTCTCATAAAATTGTTTCTTTAACTCGTGAAGGAAATAATTTTAAAGGAAAGGCTAAAATTCTTGAAACACCAATGGGAAAAATTGCATCTTCTTTACTTGCTGAAGGTGTTTGCCTTGGAGTTTCTTCTCGTGGAGTTGGTTCACTTCGCCCAACTAATGAAGGATATAGTGTAGTCGGTGAAGACTTTATGTTAGCAACCGCTGCTGATATTGTTGCTGATCCTTCTGCTCCCGATGCTTTTGTCGATGGTATTATGGAAGGAAAAGAATGGATTTGGGATGGAGGCATTTTGAAAGAAAAATTAGCAGAATCAATGAAAAGAAGAATAAATACATTAGTTGACCAAAAAGCACTTGATGAACAGAAACTCAACTTATTCCAAGAGTTTCTAGGAAATTTGTAATTTATAAATAAATATAGATTTAACATATAGGTAAATCGGAGAGATCAAATGTCCCGTGGTAAAAATTTACAAGAGATGGAAACAGGCACTAAACAATCCAAAACTGCTGTGAATGCTGGCGCTAAAGCAGCAGATCCAATGCAAAAGTTAACCACTGGCATTCCAGATGGTCAAACCGGCGGTTGGGAAGATCTTGGTGGTCCAACACCAGAAAACTATAGATCCACTGATGATTCAGCAAAGCTGCAAACACCAGGTGCAACTCTTAAGCAAGTCAAAGATGTTGTAACAAAAGGCGCTAAAGCAGCAGACCCTATGAAGGGTATGAAGGAAGAGTCTGAAGATCTTGAAGATGAAGATCTTATTGAAGAAGAGTCCGAAGAAGATGAAGAGGATTTAGAAGAAGCAGCACATTCTAAAAAAGAAGATGCTGAAGAGGACGAAGACGAAGACGAAGAGGATGAAGAGGACGAAGATAAAAAAGAAAAAGCCATGAAAGAGGCATTTGCTCAAATTGAAGAAGAAATTGAAGAAGATGTAAATGCTCTGCTTTCTGGAGAAGATCTTTCCGAAGAATTCAAAGAGAAGGCAAAAACAGTTTTTGAAGCTGCTTTAAATGCAAGAACAGAGCAAATTGAAGAAGCAGTCATTAGACATTATGAAGAAAGACTAATTGAAGAAGTAGAATCAATCAAGGAAGAATTAACTTCTCGTGTTGATTCTTATCTTGAGTATGTTGCAGAAGAGTGGGTACAAGAAAACTCTCTTGCCATTGAAAATGGTCTTAAGACTGAAATGACCGAATCATTCCTTATGGGAATGAAGGGTCTTTTTGAAGAACATTATGTAACAATCCCTGAAGATAAATATGATGTACTTAATAGTATGGTAGAAAAACTTGATGAAATGGAGACAAAACTCAACGAGCAAATCGAAAAGAATATTGCTCTAAATAAGAGATTGGCAGAGTCGGTTACTGATGTAATTTTTGCTGAAGTTTCTGAAGGTCTAGCACTTTCACAAAAAGACAAGCTTGCTTCTCTTGCTGAAAATGTTGAGTTTGATAGTGAAGAAGAATATCGTGAGAAACTGGTAACACTGAGGGAATCATATTTCCCCAAAACTGCTGGTACTCAAAGAGACAGCTCTGACTACATTGCTGAAGATACTGACTATAGCCAGTCAGTTACTGGATCAATGTCATACTATCTCGATGCATTGCAGAGAGTCGCTAAAAAGTGATTTTTAAATCATAAACAATCAAACTAACTTTTTAAAGAGGTAACACAAATGCAAATGTTCAACGCAGAACATCTGCAGGAGAAGTGGGCACCCCTTCTAGACTATGATGGTCTAGATAGAATCAGCGATCCACATCGCAGAATGGTAACCGCAGTCCTGCTAGAAAACCAAGAAAAATTCCTTCGTGAAGAGCGTCAGTTCCTTTACGAAGCCCCAACCGTAAGCACCAACAGTGGCGCTTCTGCTGGTTTCAGCGCAAACGCTACAGCAACTGGTCCAGTAGCTGGTTTTGATCCTGTTCTGATTTCATTAATCAGACGTTCAATGCCTAACCTGGTTGCTTATGATCTCGCTGGCGTTCAACCAATGAATGGTCCTACTGGACTTATCTTTGCAATGCGTTCACGCTACAGCAATCAGACAGGAACTGAAGCTCTGTTCAATGAAGCTGATACTTCATTCTCTGGTCAGGATTCAGGTCGTGATCGTACTGCTGGTTTCTCCAGCGTAACTTCAGGTTTCGGTACAACTGCTCAAAGCGGAGCAAACCCAGGTCTCCTGAACCCAACTGCAACTCAAGACGCAGCATCATATAACGTAGGTCAAGGTCTTCGTACCGATGATGCTGAAGGTCTTGGCGAATCTGCAAACCCATTCAACGAGATGGCTTTCTCAATTGAGAAAGTTACCGTTACTGCAAAGTCAAGAGCTCTGAAAGCAGAGTACAGCCTTGAGCTTGCACAGGATCTGAAGGCAATTCACGGTCTAAACGCTGAAGCAGAACTCGCTAATATTCTCTCAACAGAGATTCTTGCCGAGATCAACCGTGAAGTCATCAGAACCATCTATAAGGTTGCAGAACAGGGTGCTACTCTAAATACCGCAACTCAAGGTATCTTTGACCTTGACGTTGACTCCAACGGTCGTTGGTCAGTTGAGAAGTTCAAGGGACTTATCTTCCAAATCGAGCGTGATGCAAACCAGATTGCACAAAGAACTCGTAGAGGAAAGGGTAATATGATCCTTTGCTCTGCTGACGTTGCTTCTGCACTCTCACACGCAGGTCTCCTGGATTATACCCCAGCTCTCAACGCCAACCTGAATGTTGATGACACTGGCAACACCTTCGCTGGTGTTCTCAATGGTCGTTACAAGGTTTATATTGACCCATATTCTGCTAACAACAGTGCTAACCAGTACTACGTTGTTGGTTATAAGGGTGCTTCACCTTATGATGCAGGTCTGTTCTATTGCCCATACGTACCTCTCCAGATGGTACGTGCCGTTGGTGAGAACACCTTCCAGCCCAAGATTGGCTTCAAGACTCGTTATGGTATTGTTGCTAATCCATTCGCTGCTGGAACCGACCAGGATCAGGGAGTTCTCCTTCCAAACAGAAACCGTTACTACAGAAGAGTACGTGTTGACAATCTAATGTGATTCATTTCCATTAGATTTTATAGAGGGGTCTTTGACCCCTCTTTTTTATTTTAAAAAATAAATAGTAATAAAAAATGGCATCATCCCCCCTTCTGAATCAAATAACAAATAGAAATTTTTTGTTGCCTTCTGCATTTAAATTTGTTTTATCACAGAATAGGAAGATAGATTTTTTTTGTAGTGAAATCAATATACCAAGAATAAATTTAGGAGTAGCAATACAACCGACTTATCTTAAGGACATACCTATTCCTGGAGACAAATTAACTTATGATGATTTGTCTTTAAGATTTATAGTTGATGAAAATATGGAAAACTATGCTGCTCTTCATAATTGGCTGAGAGGACTTGGTTATCCAGAAAGTGTATATGAG